TTGCTTCTGCCTGTCCAGCAACACGTCCATGGCCTGCTCGTCGGTCGCAGGCTTAGGGATGAAGTCGTAGGGCTTCACGGGCTTTTCCTTGGCCACGAGCCTCTCATAATCTTTTTGCTTGATATTGCCTGCCAGAAGGGCTTGAGCGGCCTCTTCAATCTTGGGGTTGCGACGGCTGGCCGCATCATCAAACACGGTTGGGCGCACCTCGATCTTTCCACCCTTGGCCTCGTGAATCACTTTGCGCGACACAATCCCATGGCCAACATCACGCTCGTCGTCATATCGAACCGGATTGTGCAACGGGTACAGATGCTTGGTAGGGGTGGTGATGTCATACATCGAGCCCTCAGGCACCATGTGTTTGCTCTGCATTGACCGGAACTTTGCCTTGTTGGCCACCATAGGTTCGCCAATGGTCACCTCACCAATGGCTTTGGCGGGGCCTGCGCCTGTACGGACGATGGCCACACGCTTACCCACATAGGGTCGCAAGGTGTCACTGTTGCGGGTTTCAATGGTCTTCTTGCCGTCAACAATCAGGTCGGCATAGTGGATGCCTGCCTTGCGGTCTGAGGCCACGTTGATGCCCATCACGGAGCCGCCCTTGGCCATGCTGAGGTCGTCTTTGGTGGTGTCGTAGGTGCCACGGTTGCCGGTGGCCGACTTGATCATCTTGGGGTTGTAATGAATCACCTCTTGGATCTTGCCGTTGCGCTTGATGATCATTGCGTCATGGCCCAATGCCTTGGCCCTTGTATATACATGCTTGCCGGGGCCGCCTTGCTTCTCATAGGCCTTTTCGACAATGTCATACGCCTTGTCTTTGGACACGCCCATTGTCATCAGCGCCATCACGTTGGGGTCGCCGGGGCCAACCATGTCCACCACCAGCGGGTTCAAAATCCTGGCATGTAATGGCAACATATTGCCGCCGACCTCGTGGGACTCAACCTCACCCTTATTCATGCGGTTGAGCATCTTGGTGGCACCGGCACGGGCGTAGTCTGAATCACCAGCCATATCCCGTTTGATCTGGCTCATGGCTGGTATGCCCGTATAGCCGGTGGCATATTCGGTGTCGGGGGTCATGTATACCCCAGGGCCAAATGCGCCCTCCTTGCTGGGTTTGAGGCGGCGCACGGCCTCTTGTCGCTTGCCACCCTCAGTCGCTGTCGTGCCGTGGTACAGGCGCATCGGGGTGTGACTGCCCTCAAGGAACTGAGCAAGTTTGGCCGATCCACCATCAGCTTTGGGCTGTGGCTTCACCGGGGGCAGGCCATGCATCTTCTCCAGGTTGGCCTGAGCTTGTTGCTTCCTGCGTTGGGCTTCCACCACAGGCGCATAGGATTGCCTCAGGCGCTGAAAATCAGCCATTTGCTGTGGGGTTAGTGGCACCGCTCGTCCTCTTGGTGGTTTGCGGAATTATGCCTTCTGTTGGGGCGTAGGTCTACCAGGGCACCCTTTGCACCGCGGCTTGACCTGACACACCCCAAGGCGCTCACACCTCGTCATTCTTGCGCCGCCATACTACCCACTCTTTAAACAGTTGCCAGACCTGTTGTTCGCTGATCTCAGCGTGCGGTTGGCACAGCACCTCAAACCGGTTGGCGCACATCGTGGTCTTCACACCCTCACGGTGGATGACCCTCTCATAATCCTTGACTTCTTCCATGATGCTCCTTCTCGGTTTAACCGAACCTTACAGTTAACTTACACGGCATAGGGGTTGACACGTTGGCGACGGTTGTACTCCTCGGCGTCGAGGATGTCGTCGCCATCAAAGGGATCCCGCGGGGGTGCGTCGATGCTGATCCAGCCACCGTCACGCAGGTACCGCAGGCCTTGGCTGATGCAGTCCACGAACTCATCATGGACGGTATCGGGGAAGCTACAGATCTGGCTGACCATGCCCTCGGCCCAGTCCTTGACATATCCCTTGCGCACGGACGACTCAGGCACCCATACACGGCCTGCTTTGATGATGTTGGCCACGATGCTCAGGCGTTGGATCTTGTCGGCCTTGCCGGGGTTGTAGGCGTGGACGGGCAGGTGGGCACGCTGTAAGTCTTGGATAAGGCTGATACCGGCGCTCTTGTCTTCCACCAGGATCAAGTCCACCAGCTTGCGCTCACGGCCTTCACCATAAACCGTTTCAAACTCGTCAATGACCTTGGGGCGCAGGTCGGGGTACTGGAGGTGCTCCTGCCAGCAGTCCAGCACCATCACGCTCATGCCGCCATCCATGGGCTTGAACACGCCCAGGGTGATCTGGCCTGTGGGGTCGTTGTGGGTCTTGTCGCTCGTGGCGCAGTCATAGGACTGGAGGATGAACTCCAGCGGGGGGAACTGCTTGCCATTGGGCCACAGGCGGAACCAGTCACGCTTGACAATGCCGCCCTCCTCGGGGTCAATGATCTCAGCGTGGATCTCCTGACGGCCAAGGTTGGTGCCCTCGTACTGGAGGATCTGCTTTTGGAAGCTGGGCGCGAGGTTCTTGATGTTGCTGTAGGTGCTGGCGCGGGTCACCACCACGTCATCACCTTCCCGGCTGATCAAGTCCATCACCACCTCTTTGGGTTTGGGTGTGGTTGAGCAAATCAGTTTGGTGCGCTGGCCCAGGCGGATGCCGAACTGAATCATGTCCCAGGATTCTTGGAGGTACTCCCATGCGGCCAACTCATCAAGCCAGCCACCATGGAACTGCGGCCCCCTGAAACGCTCGGGCTCCGACGCCGGTATGCCCTTGATAAAGCTACCATTGATAAGCTTTAGCTCATGTAAACTTTTGTTGTAATCAGCGATCAGTGGCTTGGGGATGACGGACAGCAGGCCTGAGTCGCCCTCGAAGCATGTGCCCTTCAAGTCACCGCTTGTGGGGGCGGACACCAGCCACCGGGTGTTGGGTTGCTCCCAGGCCCACTCAGCCAGCGTTTCAGCCGCGGCTCGGGTCTTACCGGCTCCACGGCCAGCCAGCATGAGCCAGATGTTCCACCACTCCCCTGGGGGCTCGATCTGATGCTTGTGGGCCTTCTGGTACCAGCCCATGCGCCAGTTGACCACCGCCTGCTCGGTTGGGTGGAGCTTTGCGAACTCCTCGACCAGGGCCGGGTCTTCCAGAAGTTCAGCTATTGCGCTCATTCCACCTGCCGGGTCATCTTCATGTTTTTGAGCAGTTCACCGAACACATTGACGTTGTGCTCGATCACGATGGGCTTGTTGTCGTCCCCAGCCACTTCCATCCTGGCCAGCTTGGGGATGTGGTACTCCACCACTGACTGGAATAGATCAAATGCCTTTGCCGGGTTGGGGGGCACCACATACCGCTCGATTGGCTCCCCACTGTTGGCATCCACCTCAATGACCTTCACCCCATCAGCAACCTTGTCGAGCCACTCAGTGAGCCTGTGAGCGTTTCCATCAACAAATGAGGCTATGGCCTGTCTGGCATCTGATGTGGCCTTGTTGGGCGTTCCTGGTGCCCTGCCGCCTGTCTTTACACCTATTGCCATGTCATGCTCCTCCAAACGAATCTACTTTAGATTCTTTGTGAGCGTCAACTAACTTAATTGTGTAGGTCATATTCCAGTCCTTTGTCGCGCAGTCATTTCAGCGCATAGGGTGGAAGTTTAACCTTTCACTGGTTTGTCTGTGAAGTCCATTGGCTTCTGTTGTGTCGGCATGCGCAGATCATTGACCACCGCCACGATCTCCGCGACCATGCCGGGTCTTGTCTGCTGGAAATAGTCGTAGTTGATCCGCTGGCTGTAAACATCCACGTTTTCCTTGTAATCCTCACCGATCAGTCTTATGGTGACTTCAACCCATTTGTGTGTCATTCTGCTTCGCTCCTAAGGATGCGGTGCTCGGCGAACTTGCGATATACCTTGAGTTCGGCGTTCTCCCTCTTCAAGCGCTCGATCTCCGATTGCATATGGCTCATGCGGCTCATGGCTTGGTCAATCCAGTTGCTGACCTCCACCGGCATGCTGAACTTCTGCTGGGGCATCGTGACCTTGATCGGTCGGCTCATGGCCTTCAGGTTCGGTTTAACCGAACTTTTGGGATTCGGTTTAACCGAACTTTTCTTTGCCGGGGCTTTTTTGGCCGGGGCCTTTTTTGTTGTTGCCATGATGATCCTAATGTTGATGGTGGGTTCGGGCGACTTCTTCGGCACGCTTGAACTGGTTGGGGCTGACCTCGTAGGTCAGGTTCTGGGTGCCATTGAAGATGTACACATCAAAGTACTCGCCCTGGCCATGCTCAGGGTCGGGCTCGATGCGGTCGTATGCCACCGTCACAGGGCCAAAGCCCAGGTCGGTTGGCACACGGTGTTGGAATTGCTCTTGGGTGACCATGGGTGCCTCCTCAAAAAATGATGATTTCGTCTTCGGTCACGATCTCGCGCACGTCATAGCTGATCTTGTCCAGCATCTTGTCGATCGCGGCATCCAAGGTGGCGGCGTACACCACGAAGTCGTGGGTGTGGCCGGTTTTGCTGATGACGGTGAGGGTGTAGTCTTGCATGATGATCTCTTGATTTAGTAAGTGAAAAAGCCGGTGATTGCGCCAACGTATCCGCCCCTGTGAGTGGGACGGCGGAACATCTCGCTGTAGTCCATGCCACCAACCCAACGACCCCATGCAGGGATGAAAAACACAACGTAGCGGGGTGCCTTGCCTTCGCTGTCAAAGTATTTGCCTGCGGCTTCAGCGGCCTTTGCGGTTGCCTTTTCTGCGGCTTCCTTGGTTGCGTAGTTCTTGCAAGGTTGCTTGTTGGTGGCGCGGTAGTCTTCGATGCGTGCTGTCAGTGTGTCGATGATGTTCATGTTGCTTCCTGGTTAAACCTGCTTATTGCAGTGCCTCTACTGTAACACCAAGTTAGAGCTTGCCAAGATTTTTGACTAGGTGCTTTCCCTAATGTTGTATTTGTGCATCAAGGTCGCCACACGAGCACGTCGAGCATCACCACGATGACTGCCAGCAGAAACACAACACGCTGGAGCCTCTGGAATCGATTGTGGGTGAATGGTGGCATGGTCACATCCTTTGCATCGATATGCGGTTCAAGATGGCCTCTGCGGCGTCCCTGAGGGCCGCGGCCACCGCACCCTCGTCTTCCATGTCCGCGAGGTTGTTCACCACGTCTGCGCAGGCTTGGCGCTCGATGAACACTGCCCTCTTGGAGGTTTCAATGGCCACCGTCATGATCTCGGCCTTGCCGATGGCCAAGGCCTCGTCGAACTCTTGCTGGGTGTACAACGTGACGTGGCCACCGCCACTGAGGATCTGTCGGGCCAATTGGCTCACTTCTGGTTTTTTGCTCATGTCATAACTCCAATTTTGGTTTGGTAAAAGCTTCAAACAAACGCACCACCATTTCTGCAAACAAGTTTTCATCCGTGGTTGCTTTGTAGGCGTTCAACAAATGCATATCCGTCATATCCTTGATCATCACAACCGTGCCATTTTTCGTGACCCAATCAATTTCCCTAATCTCGGCATGAGTGACACGATCATCATCAATGTCGTACTCCTCATGCATTTCTGCCATCTCACCCATGATTGCTCTCCTTCAGTTCTTTGGATTTTTTGGCCATCTCCCAAGCGATGACACCGGACAATTTTGCGTATTCATACCGATCAGCAAAATATGAGTTGCTCACGGGCGCTATGCCAAAGAAGTCTTTGACCTCTTGCCCAATGTCCAGGCCGTGCTGATGCACTTTTGCCTCAATGGGATCTGTGAACAGCCTGCCATCGGTTGTGGCGTAGGCCTCCATGGGTGTGATGTCGCTCATTTGAATCTCCTCAAAACGGTTGGCTCAACATACCGCTCGGGCGGTGGGGGGTTCATCTTCTCGCTGGGTGGTGTCCACCCATACTTGCGCCAGATGGCCTGCACATCAGACCCGGACGACCACTTGAAGTCCTTGTTGGGCACGCTGGGGTAACTGATCTTTGAATGGGGTGGCATTGGGTTCATGGTGGGCTCCTCAAGGGTTTTTATCAGTGACTATGCCGTGGGTACCGCGCTTCCATAAGGGGAAGCCACTGCGCTTTGCACCGGCATACACCAGTTGCTCTTCAGAGTACCGGTCTTTGTTGAACACTGGATACCCAGGCCCCACGAATACGCTGGGGTTTCGGTAGTGGGGCACATAGGTCACCTCATGCAAGGTGTACACGGTTTGCATAAAAGTTTCTTCTCTGTTTTCGATCATGGTTTTCTCCTGGTTAAATTTGATAGACGGATAAGCGGCCTGGGTTGACCCACTCCGCATACAAGTTGTGCCGGGACAGCATGTTGTGCAACACCGGGTTCATGCTCTCGCCACGCCACAAAGGGAACTCGGCGTAGTAATCAACCCACTTGAAGCTCTCGGCTTCCTCACTGCTGATGCTGAAGTTACCGCGGTCTTCAACGTGCTCGTACACCGGCACCCCCGCTTTTTTGAGGGCATTGAATGCCTTGATAAATGGCCGCTTCATGATGGCTCCTTCTCTTTGGCTGGCTTTTTGAAATGGGCGAAACGCTCAGGCCACCACAGGTACATCCCAACTTCTGCCACGCTATCAAACTTCACACCGGCGGTGCTGTTGATGATTTCCAGAGCCAACTCCAAACCTCTGTCCAAGCCTCGTTCGTAATCTGATTTAGTCTTTTCCATGGTGTTCTCCAAGTGAGGGGCCGTAGCCCCGTGGGTTATGCGGTGGTGGTGACTTTGATCACGGCGCTGGACTCGCCACGGAATTGCTTGTCGAATTCCTTTTCGGTGAGGCCAAGGGCCTTGATGACAGCTTCCACGTCCACGGTGCCAACGCGGTTCTCGATGGTGACCTTGACACCATATTTCTCACCGCGGTGAGGAATGATCTTGCCGTTGGCATCTTTCTCGCACAAGCCCAAAGTGTTGGCAATGCCGTCCTTAAGGATTTTGGTTTGGGCGGTCAGAGTTTTGATCTGACGGTCGAGCACCGCAAGGGTGTCGATGTTGTTGGTCAGGGACTCGACAGTTGCGAGGGCTTGGATGGTTGCTTGAACTTCAGTCATTTGGAACTCCTTAGTTAAACCTGCTTCGTTTGCAGTGAATGAACTGTAACACGAAGTTTGAGGAAAAACTGGGTTGATCCAATTATTTACTAGGGACTTACCCTAATACAATTTCAGCGAAGTTAATACTTGGGTTTCTCGTTTAGCCGTTTGATGGTCACATTGAGGGCATCAATCTCTTCCATTTTTGCGATGGCCCAAGCCCTTTTTTGGCCATGCCAGCCCATCATGCTTCCCTGGTGGCATGACTTGCACAGAGCCACGCATGTGTACTGGCATGACTGCTTGATGTGGTGTGCGTCAGAGGGGCCGGGGGCATCACACACCGAACAGGGAAGTTCCTTCACCCGCCCGATGTACTCACGCTCAACCGCTGTGAGCTTGTTGTTCATTTCTTGCCTTTGCGTATGCCTCTTGCAAGGCTTTTGACATTTTGCTTGTGGCCGTCACGAGGTTGCCCATGAACTTGGCAATCGCCCAGTCCCAACTTTTGTTTTGTTGGATGTGCTTCAGCGTGCGCTTGCGTTGTTTTCTGATCTTCATGCCACCGCCTTGTCCATCACCCGGTTGGATGCCTCTATGGAGCGCCAGCAGTCGATTCTGGCCTGGGCTGAGATCAGTCCCCACCGGTACCCTTCTTCGCGCTCTACAGCGGCTTTGAGGCCCTTCAGTAGCTCGATGTACTCGGGGTCGGCGTAGGCCTCCACCTCAGCCGCCGCGGCTGTCTTGGTGCCAGCCATCATGGCCGTGCGCATGAGCAAAGCCTTTTTGCTTTTGCGGAACTCCTCGATGTGTACCCTCTCGGCCTTTGCCTCAGCAAATTTCTGCCCGTGGGTATACAGGTAGTCCACCGCGGCGTTGATGTCCTTCTGGTTCATTTTTATGTCCTTCCGTGTTTTGCAATGAGTGCGGCATCGGCCAGTGCTTGGCCCTTGCCCTTTTTGTCCAGATCGCGCCAGTGTGGCCAGATCTGGATGGCCTTGGATCGAGCCTCGTCCTTGTCTTTGAGGGTCAATCCAGCCCTTTTTTTCCAGGACTGAGGGGTCACCATGGTCACGGGGATTTCAAGGGCTCCAAGAACGCCTGAGACGCTCCCGCAGGCATGGCCAAAGGTATACATGCTGGTCACGCCCTGTCCAGGCCTTGCGCCGGTCAATTCCATGAATGCCTCGGTTAAACCGCACTGCTTGATCCAACTGGCCAGGGCGGCACAGTTGACCCGGTTGCTGGAGCCCACGACGTAAGTGGGCATCTCCATCCATTCGATGGGATGGTCGTCTTCCAGCATTACCAGGGCTCCAGTTAAACCGGGGTCGATGCCGAGTATCCTCATGTGTTCTTCTCCTTGAGTGATTGCATTGCCGCTTTCAAATGCTCGTCTTGTTGTTTCTTTGCCTCTATCATGTCGGCAAGCAGTTGATCTATTTCTGCGATTGAATACATGCCCGCAGGCACATAAACCCGCATCGTGTCATATGTATTGTGTGTGTGTGCCGTCATGTGTTCTTCTCCAAAACAATGTTTTCAAGTTTTTTTACCGCCACACAAAGGTCATCGTGCAAATAGTCGGGGAGCATGGTTTTTACGCTGAATGCCCATGACTCCAGTGCCGACAACAGTTTGATGATGGCGAGTGCTTCTTCTTTGCTCATGCTTCTTTCTCCAGTGGTACATCACGCCATTCGCCTTGTGTTTTACCAGCCACCATGTCAATGATATTTCGCTCTGGCTCCCACCATTGCTGGAGGATGCGAACAGTTTTACCTATGCCTTCGCCGTATTCAGGTGCAGGAACTACGCGCTCAACAAAGCGCAGTTTTGGTGTTGGTGTCATGCTTCCCTCGCTTTCAGCATGAGGTCTGCCAAAGCATAAGACTTCTCAGCCAGCATTTCAATTTCGGTTTTATTCCAATACCAACTATCGCCATCATCTTTTGTCCAATCTTGGCGCAGGGTTTCCATTGCAACTGGAATTGCCTTTGCCGCAAAGTCATCCTTCAGGGATTGACGAATCATCTCGTCCAACCAATCTGTACCGCTGTCAGGCACTTTGAGCTTGATGGCGGCGTACTCGCGCAGGGTCATGCCTGTCATGTCGGTGCGGTGAGGGTTTGGGAATGCTTGTTCCATGATTTGTTTCTTTCTCCATCCTGATGTGTGGTTCCACTGACCCTGCTTGAGCGCAAGTTCTTCAAATGCTTCGTCTTCTGGGTCTTTCATGTTCTTTCCTTAATTTTTTGAAACACATCTTCTAACGTGGGGAATATCGGAAACCATTTATCTCGATATACAGGAATCCATGCGCCTGGAACTCCTTCATAGGACAGCCAATAGCCGCCATCTGTTGGTTGAATCTTCCAAATCATCTGTCCCTCCGATCTTTTTCATCCATCCAAAACCAAAGCTCTGCCAGCGCATACAGCACCAGCCCAGCCACCGCAACTGCCAGGGCACCTAGCAGAAAAACTGTCACCACTGTTTCATTCATTGCTTCCCCTTCAATTGAAAGTGATCACAGCGTTGCAAGATGAATATGGCTTGCTGTGTGGGTTTTTTAGATTTGTCTTTGATGAAGTGGC